TGCACGGTAAAGACCATCACAGACTTCAGCCATCTTGTCGTTCTCTTCGCCATCTTTCGATACAAAGTCAACGGTAATGCGGTTATTGCGGTATTCATTAATGACCCGCATAACAGATAACATGATTTTGTTTACTTCAAACTTTGGCTTATTCTCGTACTGGTCAAGCAAAGGGCCTTCCCATTGTGCGCCAGCGATTGAGTAGAATCGTCTATCTTGTAAGCATTGCAAACGTTCATCTCTGAGCGCAGTCTGTACATCATCGAACTGCGTGAGTGCTTCAGCGTGAACATTCGCTAATCGCTGGTCGTTTGATAGTCGAGCCATAATAAATCCTTATTTTGCGTATTATCTCACCAACGATGTGCTACTGGCAAGGGTACAAATGTTTGCGGTTTACTAACCTTTGCACGTCTAACACCTTCGCAAGCGTATCGCAACGCATCAATAACGTGGTTTTTCTTATCCTCTAGTATAGGCAATATTTTACCAGTTAGCGAGTCTTGCTTATAACTGTAAAGTGTCAACTCGTCAATAGTGTGCAAACAACGTGGGTGGACAATGATGTCATAGCTCTTTAGGAACTCCACTCCTTCCTCTACAGACTTAGCGCCTTTGACAGCTTTCATAATCTTTGGAAAGCCATTGTTCCGCATATAGCTAATCGTCTCAGGTCTAGCTGAATCAGCCACAATGACCCATTTCTCAGACTCAGGCACGGTCATAAACAGTTCAGGTGTATTCACAATCTCACACCCAACCATATACGCTTCATAATCTATGTAGAGATTCCTACCAATTATGTGGCATCTAACCAACGTTGTGGGGTCAACGGCAAAGCCCCAATCAGCACCAAAGCGATGTACGGCATCAACAGGTGCGTCAAATTCATCTATTCGCCAGTTCTTAAATACTCGTGTTTCTGCATTGGCGAGATACTGACCTTCCCAAACGTGTAGGTATTTGTCTATGTCTCGTGATTTATCGTACTCAAGTTCTTTTCTAAGTGTCTTGGGAAACCACGGATTGTCTTGCCAATTGACATGTAAGAGCTGCGAATCAGGTGGCAATACAGATTGCTTAAACATCGAGTCAACAGGGTCGGTGTCTAGGTTTGGATTCCACGTAAAGATAATCTGTGAGTTTTCTTTTCGAATGGTAGGTATGAGAATGTCTAAGCTCTTTTGGCTAACCGTTTGAGCCTCTTCTACCCAACAGATGTCTATGCCTTCCATGGACTTTACCGACTCAGGGTTACTTCTTAAGCCTGCAAATAGGAACAAAGAGCCGTTCTTACCCCTAATCTCTGTGTCTGTAATGTCGTAAAACCCTTCTAGGTTTACTTTCTTTATCTTGTCATCAAGTAATCGCTTAACCGAATCTTTGATACTCTTCTGTATCTCACGACTGCAAAGTATGCGTAATGGTTTAGACGCTGCACGAATGATTAACGACTCAGCGACAGAATGTGATTTTCCAGAACCCCTGCCTCCCTTGATTGCCATGTAGCGTAGCTTTTCGTTAAACAGGACTTCAGCCCAATTGGGCAGGTTTGTCTCTGTCACGGCTTTACAAAGTTCACTTTGATGTTCAAGTCTATCGGCTGACCATCGACACCACTATGCTCAACCTTTTGTGTCTCAGCCCAACCTGCACGAGTCTTGAGCCAAAAAATCATCGCCTGAGTGTTACCTTCACGTGCTTGGTTGTACAAAGACCGACCTATGTCAGCATTAGCGTCTACTCTGCCATCATCTAGTTCTTTCTTGTAATACTTGACCAAAGTGTCAGAGCTTATCTGTAGCTTTGCCGCTATATCTTCATACCGAATGCCAACGCTTGCCAAGTCTGTAACAAGCCTTCGTGTCTCATCGGTTGGTGTGTATTTTATCCCTTGAGCCATGATAACTCCGAAAGGGAATGAGAATAATTATCGTTTACCATCTTGTACCCCGCGACAGGTCATTATCTGCGTTAAAAAAACCCCGCCATATTTCAGACGGGTAAGGGGTTATTCACCCAAGGAGAATCTATAGTTTATCACTTGTCTTTAACAAACACACCTTTTTCGTTTAAGTAACCTGTTCGGTGTTTGATTGCAGAGTAGGCAACTTCTAAACAGTTTGTCAAATCAAGTCCTGCTACCTTTGAGCCAATGATTAGAGTCACAAGTATGTCACCGTATGCGTCAACCATCTCGGCTCGATTGTCTTGGTCTATAGCGTCTATGAGTTCTCTAACCTCCTCTAGTGTCTTTGTAGCTTGTGCGGCTGGTGTGCTGTGGCGAATAATCTGCCGAGCGTTTGCCCAATCGATAACATCCGCTTCAAGTTCGTAATAAGTTTTCATGCTGTCCTTTACTTTGGTTTAGGTAATAATTCTAATGCAGTCTTGTAAGACCAGATTTGATGTGGACTCAAGACCTCTCCTGCCTCGTCACGGGCTTTTAATCTTCTAGCCCATGCTTTGTAGTCCTTATCCTTTTGAGGATCTACAAGCGTCTTTACCATCTTGACAATCTCACTATCTACAAGGTCAAGCGGTGCTTTAGGCGATTCTAAATGCTTGTAATCAGGTTTAGGTGCTTGCTTGCAAAGTGTTTTGAATTGCATGAGATTTGGGCAGTTGTCAGGCAAGTGTTCCAAAGCCCAACCGATAGCCTTTAAGTTGTCCTCAAAGGTTGACAATTCATGTGCCCAATGAGATTTGATGGTGTTTGCATCAACGTTGCTCCATTTGTTTTTAAACTCAGAACCGTAGCTTAGAGCAAGACGGTCAAATAGTCTGTCAATGACTTTAGTTGGCAATGTCATGCTGAATCCTTTGTGGTCGCTTGTAAGAGTCAAAAGCCTCGTCTATGGTTTTCATTTCATCGTCATGCGCTCTAGTGGCAACACCAGGCGCTAACTCCTGCATACGCAATCTATCAGCCTTCTGCCAAGGTGACTCATACGTTTTGTCTTTAGCTGATACCTTTTGGTTGCGTATCCAGTTTCTCCACGTTGCGAACCAATCAGCTTTGCGACCCTTAACTCCAGGCTGAGAAATCCAATAGTCTTTAAACCCGTCTGCTATTGCATTGACATTTAATTCAGGTCTTTCTTGTTTAGCCCATATTGCCCAATCATCTGGTAATTCCCAATCAGCGTCAAGTCTAGTGGCTTGAGACTTCGCAGAAGTCGGTGGCTTTGCATCTACCTCTCTCTCTGTCTCTTTCTCTGTCTCTGTCTCTCTCTCTGTCTCTAGACTATCATCTTGATATCTATCTGATATCGTGTTGATATCATCTTGTATCAGCCAATGACCTAGCTTTGAGACAGCATCTTTTGTTTCTTTTTCTGACAATCTCAAACGGAATGCCAAGGTTTTGTTATCAGGCAAGTTGCCATCATATTCACTTGCTATCAGCCATAAAGTTGTTAATACTTTCGCTGCTTTAGGCTCAAGTAGATGCCACTCAATATCATCTAACAGCTCTCTGTACAACTTTACCCAAGGTGGTTTACGGTCTTTAAAGTGTTGGAACTTAGACCAGTTTTTGATTTTAGCCATACAAACCTCAATAAAAAAAGGCTTCACCTGAATTTGCAACCCTAATTTAGGGTCTGGCGAGATAGGCACAGTAACCTACTGCAAATTCATGTGAAGCCTTACTGTTTAGAACCCTCGCCAAAGGATAACGTAATTATAAAGCATAAATCTGCTGACTTCAACATTAGGGAAAGTACCTATAAAAATAATTGTTTATTTCTACACAACTGTGAATTATTGTGCAATAATGTGTTTATGCAGTACGGTTTATCAGAGTTAACAGGAAACGCCAAATAGGGCGAAACGGGTGTCACGGTAGCATACGAGTCAGCATCCAAACAAGTTAAACGTTCTACCGTACTGCATACATTAACAAACACCAAGGAGCAACAAAATGAAATACAAACTAAACGTAGCCCGTGATGTAGATACTGACGAACCAGGCGTATACATTATGAATACCATACCAGGCTGGCGTTTTAACCATGACCCATTTGCTTACGAACACGTTAGAGCGTTTGATAGTATGAGTGAATTGCGAGCAGATGTTAAAAATTATGTTGTACCTTGTGATTGTTTAGAATGCCAAAAAACATTAAGCAAATAACAAAACTGGGGTTAGTCCCCCACCAAGGAGAGAACCATGAATGAAATAGAACGCAAGTTTTTAGAAATCTACGGTGAGTTTAACTTGACCACCAAAGGCCCTGAGTATCGTATATTTCGCACAGGTTGGAACGCAGGTCACAAATTAGAAAACAAACGCATTGTCACAAACCTTAAGGTGTTGCGTTCACGTCAAGACCAAACCACAGACTATGAAGAGGGTCGGCACGATGGTTTGGGAACAGCAATTGCATTTGCAGAATCAGAGGTGGAATTATGAACCGCTACATAGTGCGAGCCACACGTTTGCAGACCGTTGAGATTATGGTTACAGGTTGGGATGAAGACGATGCCTTTGATAACGCTATGGCGTCTTCTGACTGGGATGTAATCGACACAGGTGAGCATGACGATGCGTGTGTCATAGAAGTAACCAACGACATTAACTATCAGGAGGAAGTATGAAAACCGTATTCGTAAACATACGCATGACACCAGAAATGCGAGCAATGATTAAACAATTGGCTGACCAAGAATGCAGGAGTGTGTCGGCTCAGATAAATTTTATGCTGACAGCGATGCTTAATCCTGTTAAGGAGTCTAAAAAATGAAAGACTTCACATTCTCTGGAGGCATGACAGGAGAAAACTTTACAGCTCATGTAAATGAACAATTGCCATTCTACCAATTAGCAACAGATGCAACAGCTATGATAGTTCGAAATTACTTGCCTAAAAATGGATTGGTCTATGACATAGGTGCATCGACTGGGAACATTAG